GCTTTTGTAATTTTACCACATGGCACAGGCTAGCATTGATATAGTAGCAGGCTCTCAGGGGTTTAAGTTACACACCGCAGCGACGGTTACAGGCGTTTCTTATGACGCTTTAGTAGTTCGCGAAGATACAGTTTTTACTTCTTTTACCGTACAGGTAGACTTTCAAACCGCTGCAAATGTATTGAGCGCAAGGGGTATGTCTAGCGTTACCTTCCAGCAGGGCGAGTATTTGCCAGCAGGTAAGAACGCTAAAATTACTGGCTTTGTTATTTCGTCTGGCTCTGTAATCGGATACTAAAAAAATGCTTTCAACTACTCCGCTAGGAATTGGCACACGAGGGGGCAGTTACAAAGGTCAAGGCTGGCCTATTGTAAAGTCGTACAAAGCTAGGGTAACTGCCGACGGCGGTTATTACGAGGCCGTGAGCTGTTTGTTAAACAAATTAAACAACTTATAAAATGAGCGATCTATTAAATAGTGCGGGGTTGGTAATGATACCAAGCGGGTACAAAGAGGATGTTGTATATTCAGCAGTACCAACAGACGGAAGCGGTGATTTAAGTTTTACAAGGGCATCCAACGGCACCCGCATAAATAGTGCGGGGTTGGTGGAGGTTTGCCCGTGGAATTTTGTAGAGCAATCAAACACTTTTAACACAACTTGGGTAAGTGCAGGGTCAGGGGCAACAATAACAAGCGGACAAACTGACCCAAACTCGGGTTCAAATGCTTGGTTATTATCTAAACTTGGGCAAACGGGTAGAATACAACAAACCGTAAATGTTGGAGGTGTACAAACATTTTTCATATTTGCCAAAAAAAATACAAGCGATTATATTTTAATCAATGTTTTTGATGGCACAACATCGCACGAATGTTGGTTTAATTTAAGTACTGGCGTTGTAGGTACACAAAATTCGTCAACGGGAACTATTGAAAGTTTTGGCAATGGTTGGTTCAAATGTAGTGTTACATCAACAAATCTTGTCGCATCGGGCATTATACAAATTTATCAATCCGATGGGAATGGCAATGTTACGGGGACAAGTGGTTCAATTTTTATTTTTAATTCTCAACTAAACATCGGCGCAACCGCAAAACCCTATTTTCCCACAACCGACCGCTTAAATGTACCACGCCTAACCTACCAAAATGGCGGGGGCGGGTGTCCTTCGTTACTACTTGAAAAGCAGAGTACGAATTTGTTAAGTTATTCGGAAGATTTTGACAATGCGGCATGGTTTAAGACAGAAACAACAGTAACGGCAAACAATACAACAAGCCCAGACGGAACGGCAAATGCGGATAAATTAATACCAACAACTACAAATAGCACGCACTATGTCGATAGAAGTGGCATCGGAGTAAGTAGCAATGGCCTTGCATCTATTTTTGCCAAAAAAGGAGAATATAACAGATTTGCAATTCGTTCATATTTTACGGCGGGTTATGCGATTTTCGATGTTAATAGCGGAGTTGTTGTTTCTACAAGTTCAGTAACCGCAACAATTGAAAATGTCGGCAATGGGTGGTATAGATGTTCAGTAAATGACACGGGCAATGCAAATTATGGGTACGGGATTTTTGTGCTTCAAAATACAAGTACAAGCGTAAACGCATTTTCGGGCAATGGAACGGACGGCATTTTTGTATGGGGCGCACAACTCGAAGCATCATCTTACCCCACATCCTACATAAGTACAACATCAGCAAGTGCCACAAGGGTGGCGGATGCTTGTTATAAGACGGGTATAAGTAGTTTGATTGGGCAGACGGAGGGGACTTTGTTTATTGATATGGTTCCTACTGTTGTAAGCGGTCAAGGGCGTTATATGAATATATACAATGCTTCTAATACTAGTAATGGGTGGAATGCTATAATTTCAAATGGAGGCACGCCAAATACATTTCGTTTTTATGGCGATGGATTTGATTTTTCAGCAGGTGCTTGTTTGTTTGGTGTTCGTGTAAAAGCGGCACTTGCTTACAAAAACGGGGTTCTTACAAGTGCCTATGTAAATGGTGCGAGTGTTGGAACATTAACCGCAGTCACAACGGGCAAAAGTTATAATACATTAGAATTAGGTTCGGGGCCATTTGGAACTGATGGAAGTTGCAATGTAAATGAATCTATAATTTTCCCAACCGCATTAACAAACGCAGAACTTGCATCACTCACAACCTTATGAAAACCTTTTTGAAATACGAGTTCACCCCTACACAATGGGCAACCCTTCGCAAGTTAATAGAAACAACTACAACCACACCCGACGGCGGAGAAACAACTTCTTGGGTTAATTGTGCAGTTGTTGAATTGGGATTTATTTGTTTAGAGTGGGGGCAAGTGGATGACAAACCCGTATGCACAAAGCAAAGCGACAAATGGGCGGTAGACATTCTGTTTTATTCAGAACCCCCCGCAAGTTTCGCCCCGTTTGAGGTTTATCCAAATCCTTGCGGGGTGCATACATTCAGCGGTGATGAGAGTTTGTATCTCAAGACCTTTTGTGCCAAGTTCCCAGACAGTGAATATTGCCAAGTTCCTAAGCCAATCCAACCTACAATATAATGACCACCCCAAAAAAACCCCTAGCCACCAATGCGCTGCCTGTTAGCTTTGACCAGTTCCGTAAAAACCCAGTTGCTTCAGTCGCTTTTTGTATGCTACTGGCTGTTGGGTATTTGTACGTTGACCTTAGGGCGGGCTATAAAGAGCAAATCGAAAAGAGCAACCAAAAAATCGACGCGCTAGATATTAAGATAGACCGCCTCAGCTACGCGTTAAAGAAGTCCGACAGTGCACTGGCTGCCGCGATTACTGAAATACGGATAATGAATACAATGAGTAAGCTATGAAAAACTTTGCTTTAATTTTCTTAACCGTGCTTTTGTTAGGTTGGATTTGCACACCTATTCAGGCAGTTCAGCAACCGCCTTACGATGAAGTCGAGGCGATGCTTAAGAAGGTGGAAGGGCATTTGCAAACAGCAGGGCAGGCTACCAAGTTAGCGCAGACAATGAGCGCGGAACTAATTGAAAAGAAGGTTGAAGAGAAGGCAGAACTAAAGGAGGCGGTAGTAGCAGCAGAAGCTCAGACATTAAAGGCACAGGCTAAGGTTGAAAAATACGCCGTTACAATGATGTTTCTAGGAGTCGATACCGCGATGGCTGACATGGATACAATCAGCATTAACAATATGCTTAGACTTAACGGGTTGAAATAATGGCAAAGGTTAAGGCATCCAACACAGCGGCGTTTAGAGTCAAGCCAAAGCGTAAAAATAAGGGCGTGCACTCAAAGAATAACCGCCCCGCTAAAAAATACCGAGGTCAAGGCAGATGAAAAAACTATTAGAAATATTCAAAGGAGACAAAGGCGAACTATCTAGCAAGCGCTTTGTAGGTATTATCGGTGCGTTTGTTTTGTTTGGAACGATGGCGCACAACTCTATGAGCCCGCAGGAAATTGCACCATCTAAAGAGTTAGTCGAAGCTGTTGAATGGGTAACTATTTTGACGCTGGGCTTTACTTCGATAGATAAGTTTAGCGGCAAGCCTAAAAACGACGAATGAAAAACGGGGGCTTTTGGGCTGTTTGTTTAATCGTTCTAGCAGTTTGCCTATACACTATTACAAAAGTGCCACAGAGCCCCGTTAAAATCGTCGAGATAGATAGGCAAGTAACTCTATTGCACGACACACTCCGACAGATACGGCTAAAGTACAAAACCCTGCACGATACGCAGACCATAATAAACCAAAAATATGACACGCTTTACCTTACTCTTAATGGCGATACTTCTTGCAGCGCCACGCGTCGGCTTATCGCAATGCACCGACAGCTCGATAGTTGCGGCAAGTAATTTGTATTTAATTAAAGGCGCAGAGGCGCGGGAAAATCTTGCACTGTGCAGGGAGTTTCGGAAAGTCGATAGCGCAGTAATTGCGCAGCAGGGCAAGATTGAGGCTAAGCTGCTAGATCGCATACAGGCCACCGATAAGGCGGTAACTAAATGGAAGCGCCTAACTTTTGGGATTTCGTTATTAACCCTTATTTTTGCTATACTATGAAAATTGAACAACTCAGGGCCACGATGGCCGCTAAAAAATACGCCTTCTTTGAGAATGGAGAATACAATATAAATATTATCGGTATTCGCAACTCTGCCACAGGCGCAAAAGTTACAAATGCTTTCGACGATAAGCTCGTAGTTGCTTACAAATTAGACGGCGTTTGGACAGTAAAAGAGTACCCAATTACAACTGACAACGGCGGCGGAACTGCGCGCCTAGTTTGTAACCAGTACAGGGGAAGCCACGCCATCGGCTTGCATCAAGGAAAATACGAGGCGCTGCGCCAAGTTGCACCCCTGACAGTTGAGCGCGATTATACAAAAGATGGGGTTTACAACGCGACTAAAACAGAAACAGGCGTTTTTGGTATTAATATACATAAGGCTGGAGTTGACAGTACACGCGTTGACGACTGGAGCCACGGCTGCCAAGTCTTTAAACGAGTTGCTGATTTTAACGAGTTTATGCTA